GTTATCAATAGCCATTCTTGCATGACCATTCATAACCATTTGAGAGTCTTCCATATTTTCTGGAATACCTACACCAAAAAATTGATAAGGATTTAATTCATATGGACAAACTAAATAAGGTATTCTTGTTGGGGTAAATGGATTTTCTACCATTCTTAAAACTTTATTACCACATATCCAAACATTAACTGATACTACTTCACTATCAGATTCAGATGCTAAACCACATTCATCTGCAGTTTTTCTATCTATTACACCCCAATATTCTAATACTTCAAATCTATTTTTATAAATACTTGTAATATTTTCTCTATCATATAATGAAGATTCAAATCCTCTTGTTTGATAGTTAGGTCCCATCTCTAAACATTCTTTAACAGCTTCTGCATTAAACATTGGTTTTTCTGCTAAATCTTCAAACTGTTGTTTATTATATGAATGTCTTTGAATTACATAGTCACAATCATTTATATTTGTTGCATTTGGATCTGGATAAAAATCCCAACAAGATACTGCCTCTATACTAGGTATAGTTTTTATTTTTTTAATGTTAATACTTGCAACATTTCCCGAATCATCTTCTGCAGTATCAAATGAATTATATTCTTTTAAATCTGTAAATGGACCTTTTAATATTCCTGTGCCTAGTAATGCCATTTCAAAAAATACATGACGCATAATTGTAATAGCTTTACTTTCTTCTAATTGATCATGTATTAATTTTTCCATTGCTTCAGCAGCCATCTTAGCAGGTTCTATTTGTGGACCTCCTATATAAGATGGACCTTCTTCAAAACCAACATTTTCATATTCTTGATTTAAATTTTTCATTAAATCATTTACAGTAGCACCTGCTGGAATATTTGCACCATCACCATTAAATCCATATGGATCTTTAGGTGCTTGTTCTTGTTGTTCTTTTGGTTTTAAACTAGCTCTACTTGCTATATCTTCTGGTACAGATGTAGGAGATACTCCTAAAGGAAACTTACCTTGAGAAAATAAAACTTCTATAATTTGACCAAATGAAGCAAGAACCTTAGTCTTTGTTATTTTAACAAACACTCTTGACTTTTCGTTTTCACGAAATGCCATTTCAGGTCCATATAATCCTCTATAGTTTCTATATGCTTTTAACCATCTTTTTTCATCATAGACTTTAGATGTTTCAGCTTGTTGAAACTTACTTCGTATTAAACCGACTAAAGGATTCCCCTCGGCTTCGTAGCCGCCATTTTTAGTTTTATCTTCTTCCATTTAAATAAATTAGTAATCTCTTTCTTCAGCCATTCTAAAGATTGCTGGATCTACTTTTGACTTTGACTTACCTTTAGCATCATTACCATCACCGCTTGTAGCTCCTTGATTTATTTTAGAATTAGGATCTATAGCCATTGGCTCATTAGGTTTTTTAGGTGCATCAGGTGCAAGTTCTCCGTGCATGTATCTTTTCATCATTTGCTTTTTCTCCCTTTTTTATTTTTTTTCTTTTTAATTTTTTTAGTTTTCTTTTTAGTGCCTGCATAGATGACAGGTATAAAATTACTCGTGGGTCCAAGACTCATTAATAATCTTTTTCGTCAGCCATTTTAAACAAAGAATCTTGAACATGTTCTGCACCAGGTTTACTTGGTACAGTTGGATCGTACTCAAAAGGTTCTTGCTTTCTATGTGTATGCTGAGAAAAATCAATATTAGTGTGTTCCCTGTTAGGCTGTTTGCCTTCAGGTGTATCACTTAATTGACCTTGTTTAACTTTAGCTTTTGGATCAAATTTAGCTTCCATTGTTATCTCCTATATTTTTATTTTTTTAATCTTTAATATATTTTTAGTAGGTATAGTTGTATAATTACCACCTTGTTTTATTTCTCCATTGTCTTCAAAACTATAATCAGCCATTACAATAGTAGATTTAGAATCTTCTTTTACAATCCATCCAACACTGCAACATACAGCTGTCTTAGCTTTTTTAATATCAACTATATCAGCCCAGTTAGCCTCTCCAACAATATCTTCCCAATATACTAAATTTAATGTATAAGGAAAATTTTTTTTATCTAGTTCTGGTATTTTTATTTTTTTTAACACCCCTAATATCCAAATTTATTATCAGCCATTTGATAACTATCTTGAGTAGTTGAAAGTCTAAATCTTTCTGCAAATTTAGGATGTGTAGGTCTACTCATGCAACCATAACGTAATGCATCATATGCATGATCTTCCGCATTCGTATCTACATCTTCAGGGTTTCTATCGTCTGTTGGTAATGAACTTAAAGTTCTAATTAAATTTTTACAATTTTTAAAAATTCTAATACCAGGTTCTTTATCATTTATTCTTAAACGTTTATGAATTTCTAATTTACCATTAATTCTACTTTTAGGTGATCTATCTGATGGTCTCCATCTACATCCATTTCGTATCATTGTCTCTGCAATACTAGGACCAACATCACCTCTTTTTGCCCAAGTACTAGAATCTAATACACCATAGTGTATATACTCTCCATTTTCAAGCATTAAGACTTGACGTGCAAAATTATCTGCTGTAACTTTTTTAGTATACAATTCTCTATAAATCCATAGATTATTATTGTAATCAACAGCAAACCATAAAACACAAGCAGGAGAAGAATAACCCCAGTCAGCAGCA